AAATCAATTCGCCCGAAGACCTGGTGGTTGATGCAGAAGATGATTTAAACAAACTAGAGGAGTAAAGTTATGGCGGTAGTAAGCGGAGAGACCGGCACGGTGAAATACGGAACTGATTCTGGTGGGGCTAGCACAGCAGTTGCAAATGTTAGATCATGGACTGTTGATCACACCAAGGATGTCTTAGAGTCAACAAAAATGGGGGATTCTAGTCGTACATATATTTCTGGATTACATTCATTCACAGGCACAATGGAAGTGATTTATGATAGTTCAGAATCAGGAGCGACAGTGTTCGACCCAGCCAATGATGCCACACTTCATGTGGAATTTTTTCCAACTACAACAGGTGGTCAAAAATATGAAGGCGATGTTATTGTAACTTCGGTTTCAAGAACAGCATCATTTGACGATCTTGTCACTGCAACGGTCAGTTTCACTGGCACGGGACCATTGATAGAAGCGTCTGTATAATGTTCTCTACCAGGAACAATATCAGTCAAGTGCTTTCTGCGGTATCAAGAGAGATATCGCAGATTGGCACCAAATTGGCAAAAACTTTATTGGTTGAAGCAAAAAAGAAAACTCCAATCAAACGAGGTAGAGCCAGAAATGCGTGGAAGATTGAACGACGCGGCACAAATACAGCAGTCGTCAATCGTACACCTTACATAGGTACTTTAGAACGAGGGCGATCTAAACAAGCACCAGATGGTATTTTAAAACCCACCATCAGGAGTATGAAAAATAGGAGAAGACTATATGAATAAAGTGTTAGAAAATGCCAAGAAACATTTCAAGAGTAAACTTTCTGGCGAATTAAAAAAGATAACTGTGCCAGAATGGGAACAGGATATCTATTACAAAGGCACTTACCCTTTTGCTGTGGAATCAAAAATTATTGAACTACAACAACAAGGTAAGACCGTGGAGGCATTGGTTGAATCTGTGATCACAAAATGTTTGGATCCAGAAGGCAAACCAGTGTTCAACAAATTCGACAAACTCTCGCTGATGAATGAAGTTGATCCAGCAGTATTGGTAAGAGTAGCCAGTGCAATCAATTCGGCCACCAGTGAATACAGTTTAGAGCAAGTCGAAAAAAACTAAAAGAGGATGCTGAAATATTTCTATTGATGCATATTGCCAAAGAGTTGGGCAAATCTTTAGAAGAAGTCATGCAGTTCAGTGTCCTGGAAATCCAATTGTGGAGTTCATATTTTAAAATACAGCGTGACGAACAACAAAAAGGAATGAACCATGGCGGAGCAAATAAGAATAGAACTGGTCGTCGTCGATAAGACATCTGCGGCATTAAAAAAGACCAAGAGTCAAGTGCTCAACATCAACAACAGTTTGATGACCACCAGTCAGCTCGCCAAGAATGCCGCAAGTGCATTGGCTCTTATAGGCGGAGTCAATGTGATCAAATCTATTGTGGCCACCACAGCAAGATTTGAAGATTTAAGAACATCACTGTCTGCGGTAACAGGTTCAGCAGAATCAGGCAAAAAGGCATTTGATGATATCATCAAATTCTCCACAAAGACTCAATTTGGAGTGGAAGATCTTTCTAAAACTTTCATCAAATTGAAAGCATCTGGTATTGAACCCACAGAAGAATTACTAACCACATTCACAGACACAGCGGCGATTACCACAGACCAGATTGGTACATTGGAGGCCATCACTGATCTATTTGCCAGAACGGTATCAGGAGGTTTGGGTCTTGAAGAATTAAACAGATTAGCAGACAGAGGTGTGCCTGTATTCCGTATCCTGGAAGAACAACTGGGCATCACAAGATTACAAGTTTCAGAATATGGTAAGACAGCAGAAGGTGCCAAAAAGATCACAGATGCACTTGCCACAGGCATCAAACAGCAATATGGTGGAGCCACAGCCAAAGTTGTGGGCAACTTATCCACTCAATTTTCCAACTTTTCAATTGCACTAAAAAATGCGGCGGATCAATTTGGACAAGCACTGGCACCAGAATTAAAACAAGCCACACAGGATCTCACAGCATTCATTGAAAATAATGCAGACAAACTGCCAGACATTGCAAGAGATGTGGCCAAGTTTGGCAAGGACACAGCAGAATTATTAGCCGACATAGGCAATGGCATAAGAAAATTATACAACCTAGCAGATGAATTGGGATTGGGTGAAGTAGGTATTTTAGGATTCTTGTTGTTGGGCACAAAAGGCAAAGTGGCTGTGCTGGCAATCGGTTCATTCCTTGGATTGGTTGAAAAATTACAAAAAGCTCTGGATGAAGCGGCTGAATCGGCTGAAGACTTTTCAGATAATCTTGTTGGACCAGATGATGCTTTAAACAATTGGATCACATCAACCAACAAAATGAATAATCAATTAAAATCTGGTGTGTCAAATATTAACAATTTTGGAAATGCTGGTCAGTCATTGAATGTAACACTACTGGAACAACAAATGATCTTGGACAGGGTGAATAAGACTTATAAAGAAGGCGAATTAATTTTTTATGATTTTATTACAAAGGAACAAGAACTAAAAATAGAAGCAGAGAATGCGGCAAAGGCTCAAGCGGCACTACGAAAAGAATTAGAAAAAACATTTTCGGGTCAAGTGATCAAAGGTATTCAAAATTACAAAACACAATTGGATGAATTGATTGCTAAAAAATACACCATAGCATCAATTATCAATGACACATTATTCAGTGCAATCACTACATGGGCCAACACAGCAGAAAGAGAATTAACAGAAGTTGTTATTGGTGCTAAAACACTGCAAGAAGCATTGGGCAATATTGCACAATCTGTATTGCGAGAATTAATTGCAGGATTTATCAGATTAGTGATTATCAGACCAATACTGGACAAGTTGGCAGAAAGATTGGGAGTCAATCTAGATGCGGCATTGAATAGAGAAAAAGCCATCAACAGAGAATTGCAGAAACAGATTGCTTTTAGATTGTTCTTAATGGCCATCACAGGAGGCTCAGGCGGATTTATTCCAGGCTTGGCTTCAGGAGGACCTGTGCAAAGAGGTTCGCCATACATTGTGGGTGAAGAAGGACCAGAGTTATTCGTGCCCAATCAAAATGGTGCCATTGTGCCAAACAATCAAATCAGTAAAGGTATGAATTCAGGAGCAGACATGATGCCAGTGGGAGATCAAGTCACTGTGAATTTCAACATCAACACCGTGGATGCGGCGGGATTTGATGAACTATTAGTGAATAGAAGAAACACCATCGTGGGCATAATTAATTCAGCATTAGCCAAACGAGGCAAACAAGGAGTGACATCATAATGGCGTACATAGGATTTTTCAACGGAGCAAATTCAGTGTTGAGCAATGTGGATCAAATTGGATTCAAATCAATCAATTTTAGACAGAGAACACAGACTGTGATTTCAAAAACTATATCAGGTCGTTCTGTGCGTGTGCAACAAGCCACCACACTATGGGAAGGCACACTGGAATTTCCCACACTCACACATCAACAATTTAGACAGATACAAGGATTCGTAGCATTGGCTCAAGGAGCACTCAATGAATTCGATATCATATTGCCCAACATATCTTCAAGAACAGCAGGTGGTAGATTGTACAATCTTGCTGTGAAAGATGATCAATCAGCAGGCACCACAGCCATCAAGGCTTATCAAACTGTGGATTCAGCAGGATCACCCATTGGCGTGAATGATTCAGCGGGTTATACACCAGCAGATGGATTCACCATCTTAAACATGGGTGATGTGATCAGATTTGACAATCACAACAAAGTTTATATGTGCACCACAGATATTACACCAGACACAGCAGGAGATTTCACCATCAATATTCAACCAGCACTCACCACAGCCATCAAAGGTGAAACAGGAGCAGGTCTTACAGATTCAGCAGGTGCAATCACAGAAATCACATACAACAATGTGCCATTTAGAATGATATTCAAAGGTGACACAGCAGATTATAGATACAACACAGATGGCACAGTGAATTTTAGAATAGATGTAGAAGAGGTGTTATAATGACCAGAGAATTTTCCAATTCTTTACAGACTTATCTGGCAGGAAATTCTTTGATAGAAGTATTTCTTGTTTCTATTGAAACCACCACAGGCACCAATTATTTCACATCAGCACCTTTTGACATCCAATACAATTCACAAAATTATTTGGCTCAAGGAGATTTCTTAACCATATCAGAAGGACAAGAAACAGCAGAATTACAGATACATTCTGTGAATATTATCTTGAGTGCTGTGGATATCACCAATGTGACCACTTATGGTGTGAGTGATATCATCAACAAGAATGTGCAAATACACAGAGCCTTTTTGGATCCCATCACACTGCAATTGAATGGAGATTCATCAGGAGATGCTGTGTTTCTTGCTTTCAAAGGCAAGATAGCAGGTTATCAGATCACCAACAATATCAACACAGCAGATATTCAAATACAAGTTTCCAGTCAGTTTATCAATTTCACAAGAAAAGCCGGACGCAGATCCAATCTTGTTTCATTTCAAAGAGAACACCCACAAGATAAATCAATGCAGTATTCACACGAAACACTCACAGATATTTTTTGGGGTAGAAAAGGCATATAATGATCAGAGACATTGAAACCACAGATATCAATAAGATTTTAGAATGTATTGCTGTGTATGAACAATCTGCAAAATTATCTGGTTCCAACAGCATCAACAAAGATTTTTTAATCAATAATCTCAAGCAAGGCATTATATCTCCCAATCACAAGATTGTGGTAAAAGAAATAGCCAACAAAATTGTGGGGTTTGCTGTGGGTACTCTGCTACAAAATCATTGGAACAATCAATTGTATGGAGAAATATCTTACATTTTCGTACATCCAGATTTGAAAGGCAGATCACACAAAAAAGAATTATTTCAACATTTGAATCAATGGTTTCAAGATGAAGGTTGTCATTACGCATTAAGCATGACACATCATTGGGATGAACACTATCAAGCACAACAAGATTATATTGATCAAGCAGATGATTTTTATCAAGATCAAGATTGTGTGTGTGTGGGCAAAAATTATTTAAAGGTATTACAATGATAAGATTTGAAACAACCACCATGCAACACTGCGAACAATTGAACAAAAACATCGGTGATATGGACACACGAGAAATATATGATTCCACAGGTTTAGATGCTTATCAAGGCATCGTGCTGTGTTATCAATTGAGCAAAGAAGATTGTGAAGTGGCATTGGATCAACACAATCAAGTGTTGAGCATACATGGTGTGATGGATCGAGGCACATATGGTGCTCCTTGGATGCTGTTGAGCAAAAATGCTTATCGTCGTGCAGGCTTAAGAGAGGGCATGACAGAAACCATAGATTGGGTCAATAGAAAATTAAAAACTTATGGAAGATTAATGAATTACATCAGTGAAGAAAACACAAGAACAATTAAATGGTTACAATGTTTAGGTTTCGATATCAAAGAAAAAATACAAAATTATGGTTTCAGCAAGAAACCATTCTATAAATTCGAGAGGTGTTCATAATGTGCTGTTGCTTTGACGCAGATACTGAAATAAGATTGGAAGGTGGCGTAACTAAAAAAATTAAAGACATCAAGGTGGGTGATCGTGTGATTGGCTTGAATGATCGCATCAACACTGTGAAAAAATTGATGAAACCCATCAAACATTTTAGAAATCTTTATGGCATCAATGATGGCAAACCTTTTACCACAGCAGAACATCCATTCTTAACACCTGTGGGTTGGGTCAGCATCAAGCATCAATTCAAATGGAGTGATCCAGACACATGGGCCAATCTTGTGGAAGATATTGCTGTGAAATGCAGACCAATGAAAAAGGGCATGACATTGGAACATCACAATGGCAAGATCAAAGTGCAAAATATTAAAAAACACAATAGATGGAGAGATTTTTTTAAAAGTGTTTATAATTTAGAACTGGATGGCAATCACACATTTTACGCCAACAATTATCTTGTGCATAACAAAGGTGGTGGTGGTGTTGTGGGCAAGATCGTGGGTGGAGTTACCAAAGTGTTCAAAAAGACTATTGGAAAGATTTTTGATTTCATAGGTGATGTGATTGGGTTCGTGTTTAAACCATTCGGTGTGCCAGACATTCCAGACTTTTCGGCTGAAAATGCCGCATCAGGAGTCAAACTGCAAAAGCCAGGAACCAATGTGGGCTTTCCTGTGATCTATGGCTACAGAAGAGTGGGTTCAGTGCCCATATATGCTGAAACAAATGGATCAGACAATCAAGATTTATATGTGGTGTATGCCATCTGTGAAGGTGAAATAGAAGGCATCAGAAACATCAAAGTGGATGGCAATACTATTGGAAATTCCAGTGGCACATACACAGCCGGCGCAGAATACAATGGTGGATATCCATATGATGGTGGTAGAATGGTGTTTCAATGTTTCAACGGCACAGAAAATCAATCACAATCCACATTGATGGCAGGATCAGCCAGTTGGGGTTCTGCACAGAGAACACTGCCTGGTTTGGCATATGTGGCGGCAAGATTTAGATGGATTGCTTCAACACAAGAAGAATCAGATAGAAATCCATTTGGAGGTGGAATTCCTCAATTGGAGTTTGATGTGTATGGTAAGAAAGTGTATGATGTCAGTACTCATGCAGGTGGTTTGGATCTTGCCAATGATTATGATGCATTAACTAAAACTTATTCAACCAATCCTGCCAATTGTCTTCTAGATTATCTTATGAATTCAAGATATGGAGCAGGCTATGACAAAAGTTATATCAATGCAGATTCATTCAAAATAGCCGCTGACAAGTACAATCAAAATGTGGTGCATGATGCCAATGATCCCACAAATTCAACAGCAAAAATTATCACCTGCAATGGTGTGATCAGCACAGAAGTGGAAATATTACAAAATGTTAAGAAGATTTTGAGTGGTTGTAGAACACTGATGCCATTCGTGGAAGGCAGATACAAATTAAAAGTGGAAGATGGTGGGCACCCAACAGACATCACTTCCAGCACAGTGAGTGTGGCTTTTGATGTCACAGCCGATCACATAGTGGGACCAATCACACTGTCGGGTGAAAGCAAAGAATCCAAATACAATCAAGTGCTGGTGAATTATATCGATCCAGACGAAGAATTTTCATCTCAACAAGAATTTTTCAACACCACAGGCGATTTGGCCAAAGATGACAATGAAATATTGACAGGTGAATTCACATTTGAAACCATTACTAATAGAGCCACAGCAAAAGATTTTGCTAGATTGATCTATCAAAAATCAAGAAATCAAAGAAGCATAGCCTTCAGCGCCACACAAGAATTGATGAATGTGGAAGTGGGCGATATCATCAGAGTCACAGACACCATATTAAATCTAAATCAAGACACATTCAGAGTGGTGGCTCTTTCTTTACAGATAGACAGCACAGTTAAAATTGAAGCAGTGGAACATGATGCCGCAATATATCCACACATCAGCACCGCACAAAAAGAGATTGCACCACCCATTTTCAAACCCAACACCATTTACAATTATGTGAGAACCACACCACAGAATCCTGCTCCAGAAAATTACAACAATGGTGTGACTGCTGTGCCTCCTCAATTGACTTATCAGTTGGCTCCACAAGTTAATCTTTTCGATACAACTTTGATATTGCCAAATTCTTATCAATTGGTAGATGCCAATTCATTCATGCTACAACATCAAGACCCTTTGCTCAGATATGCATTGGGAGGCGCTGTGAATATATTAACCAATCAAGGTTATAAAACAATTAACTACGCAAACACTAATGTGACCAGAGCTTTAAATATGAACTTGTTTATAGCACCGCCCGTTGGTGCGTTACAATTTGAAATTGTGATCGACATATATGAAGGCAAAAAACACCTTACCACTATTGCTGAATCTGTGGTCAATCAGTGGATTGGTAGATTATTTCCGGCTGGCGGTGGTCTGTTTGCTCCACCACAAATCACTTCACCAGTCATTCGAACTGATTTAACAATCATCAGAATTCCTGTACATCCTGCATTCAGTTACAAGGTTAGATTGAGAAACAGAACCAGTGGGCAAAGTTATGTGGTGAATGGTGACATCAGTTCTTGGTCAGGATTTACTAGACATCAATACACACTCAACGGCACAGATTATATTGATACAGGTTTGGAAGGATTGGTCAATTATGTGGCCAACAATTACACCAATATTGTGTCGCTGTTTCCAAATGGATCATCATTTGTCAGCAACACAGGCGGGTCAGTCAATTTAGGAGGATAAGATGCCAGGCACAGGATATTTTGATTCAAGCACAACCACATACAAGAGTCTTCCTGTGGAGACTTGGGATTCAAATGGTGACTCTGGCGGTTACACATGGGATGATTTTGCCACATGGGCAGGCACAGCCACAGACACAGTCACATTCACCACACAGATTTATGATGCTGGTAAGATAGATTATTTCAATCCCACTGTGCAAGTTGAAAGCAGTATTCCTGCAGACATCACCATCTATCATGGCAACACAAAAGATTCATCTGGAGGTGCAATTGATTCTCCCACAACGGTCAATATCACACCCAACACCAATCCAATTGCAGGCATACAGGCAAGATATTTTCAATTTGATATCACCATCACAAGAGACAGTGCCACTCAGGCAGATCCAGAAATATTTGGTATCGATGTGAATCTATCCAATCAATTGAAACAGATACAGCAATCAGACATCGACACCAGCACACTGGCAGGTTCTGTGGGACAAAGACAACTCACTTTCAATGTGGCCACAGGAAAAATTGTAAATCTCTTGGTTCAACCTCACATTACTGGTTTGGATGATTCCACAGGAGAACCAACCAGTCCTGTGATTTACATAGACAAGTCCAGCACACCGGCTGTATTAAATATATTCGATATGGACACATATGGCAAGAGAACCAGAGTGGATTGTGTGGTGGATGTGATGGCAACAACTCTGCCATTGTTACAATCAGATGCAACTGGCAGTATAGTGGAGGTAAATGACTAATGGCATGGCCAACTAATAAACCCAATTCCAATCAATTCAATTCAGATTCAGATAGTATCAAGCAATCTAGACCCGAATTGAAAACCATGTCAGATGCTGTGAATGACATAGTGGATTTCATAGACACCAGCGGAATCAAAAATGGGTCTGTGCTGATTTATAATTCCAGCAATCAAAGATTAGAAGTGGGTGAAAACTTGTTGAATATTTCAGCAGGCACAAATATCACAATCGATCAAGATTCAGCAGGTGGTATCACCATCAATGCTGTGGGTGGTTTATCCAATCCTCTTACAGCAGATTTAGAAACCAATCAATACATCATAGGTCATCTTCCTGGGGATGATTCAGCCAGTGGTGGATCCACAGCCATGCGTTTCACGGACAATGGTGAAATACATTTATTTCAATCGGGACAATTTACAGGAGGTACAGGAAGCGGAGCATATGAAGTCAAATTGGCCAACGCAAAATTCGATAGATATTTTAGTGCCAATCCTCCAGGTCCTGGACCAGCAGGTGATAACACCAATTATGGTCCAATCAGTCTCTTTAGCCAAGATTTAAACACAGATGATTCGGCAGGCACCGTGGGCACAGCCAGAATAGGTGTGTTGAACAATGCTGATGGAATTATTATTTCAAATAGTAAGGTAGATGGCGCAACCACTTTTACCGGTGAAATCCGATTGAATCAAAGGGATGGTATATTACTCAAAAATTCCAGCAATCAATTTGATAGTGCTGGAGAAAATGAATCAGGCATCACACTACAAACCACATCGGGCAGTGTGATTTTAGACCCTAACAACACCATCTATCTCAAATACACCAATTGGCCCTCAACAGATGGTTCCGCAGGACAGGTGCTACAAACCAATGGCTCAGGACAATTAGCATGGGTAAGCGGAGGTGGTGGAGGTGATTTTGCCGCAGGAGACAACATCGCAATTTCACAACCAGATTCAGCGGGCAGTAGCACAATATCTTTTGCATCACCCATGAACAATCCTGTGAATGTGAATGATCAAGTGTTGAGCAACGCAGGATTAAAAGGTTATTCAGAAACCGTGTACACAGGTTTAAGCACATCGGGCACACTAACCCCAGCAGTGAGTGATGGCAATGTGCAAACTGTGACACTGAGTGGCAACATCACCATTAATGCATTGAGTTCTCCAGCAAACGGAGATTCAGTCACCATTATTATAACACAGCCTGGATCGGGCGGTCCTTACACACTGTCCAGCACAATGAAGTTTGCAGGAGGCAACAAAACACTATCAACTGCCGCAAATGCGATTGATGTGTTATCAATCTTTTATGATGGCACAAATCACTTGGCATCATTGAGCACAAACTTCAGTTAAAAGGGGATTTACAGCGTCAATGAGCTCATTATACGGGCAAAAGAGAGGAACAAGAGTAAATGTATATGACAACCAATTTTATAAATAAAAACAACAAGGAGACACAGTATGGCTTGGGGCAATCCAGCAAACATTATCACAACTAATTTAGATTCTGGCACAGATTCACCAGCATCAGCTCGCGCCAATTTGAAATCAGCACTGGATGAATTGAGTGCAGTGATTTCAGGCAGAAACACAGCAGACGGCGTGGCAGGATTGGATGCTTCATCAAAAATATCTGCCACTCAATTGCCAGATGAAATCAATTCTTCAGCGGCAACAGATTTAACACTGGATCCTGCAACAGGCAAAGTCAAACTGGAAGAAATACTAAATCTTAAACCACAGACTGCGGCACAACTCAATGCAAGAACAGACAAAACAGCGGGAGATGTGGCTTATTGTTCGGACGATGGAACAGATTCAGGTTCAACGGTGCCTGTCATAGCAGTGTTTGATGGCACAAATTGGAAAAAAATTGCACTGGGAGGCACACTATAATGAAAAATAATTTAATTCACAATTTAGAAAAGCGAATATACAAGATAGAAAAGACCTTGGACAAGATCATGAACAATCATTTGCATCACATTCAAGGTTATCAGATGTACATTCTTGCATTGACAGGACTGATTGTGACCATGCTGATCGGCATATTCATCAAGGTGATGTAATGGGTCGTCCCAAATTAACACGCCATCTTTACACTAACGGATGGACCAAGTATTCTAGAAAAAGACCCAAATTCACATCGGAGTCTTTTCATCAAACTGATAATGTGTGTGCTGTGTGTGGTTCAACCAGATTTCATCATGAGATGCCCAGACCAGTCAGCAATTACCGATATCAAACTTATGGCTACAAGACCCACAGAGTGCTGTGGCGTATCAAATGTGGCAATTCCAAATGCTATGAACCTTACGGTGTGATACTCAAACGGGAACACTGGGATTCAGTAGATTCATAAATAATTGAGAGCGTAAGCTCATTTTTATCCTAGGGGCTTGTGTGGAAGACTGTCAAATTCTCCTTGCACAAGCCCGCGTTTACAGGGTGCTGTAATAGTTGTTTGGCATAATGAACCCTTTACAGCACCTTTTAAACCGAACGAACCGAATCAACCGAATGAACCGAATGAACCGATTTTGAGCAACAAAATTGCCCAAAAGACCCACTTATCGCTTGACTTTTCTTCATATAGACTATATAAAATTAGCAATGGCAAAAATAAATTGGTCCAAACACAATTATCACAACGATGTCGCTTCAAGCAAACAAGCAGATTATCAAGAACTGGCATATCAGCGTGATATTGAAAGAAGTAGATTAAAGTTTGGCAAGCACCGAGGCAAATTGATACAAGAGGTACCCACTGAATATTTAAAATGGGTATTGAGCACTTGGCAACCAGAATCACAATTCAAAAAGGCAATGATCGACAACGCGAGGCACGAACTCTCCCAAAGGCAAAACATAGCATCATCAGAAAAAAGGAAACAGGTTGAAAACCCTAAAAGATCATTCCAAGATGCAAACAAACACTGATTGAAAACCCTTAGGTCGTAGATTGGTGAGTGTGCTGAGAACATCGTCACATACACGGTAACGAGGTGACGAACTTCACAAGAAGGGTCGTGGCAGGTTGGGAAAAGCACAGAGTCCCTCAGCAATACACAATTTAAAACACCTGCTTCCAGTCTCATTCGGTCAACACGATTCAAGAGACAATAGATGGAACCACACAACAGGTTCCGTCTATTCAATCAATCAGATTCAAAAGAAGATTTCACTGTGAGCGATGCAATCGCGAACAGAACGAATGAAATTCGTTCTCACTAAATACAGATGCGATGATCCGTCTAAACTGCCATTGAAATAGATCATCGTTATCTCTTATCAGAGGGGCACTGGAGATCCAATCTTCCCAGATGGTTTCCGCCAGTGCCTTAAATACTCATGATGCCAAGAAACATTTCCAAACAGACACTCACCTTTCAGTGTTCCAAGTCAATGAAGTGGATCAGAACACCACCAGACATTTGGCAAATGCTCACACAAGAATTTGATTTCACTGTGGATGTGTGTGCCAGCGATGACAATCATCTGTTGCCTCGTTATTACACCCGAGAGACAGATGGACTCAAACAGGACTGGTCAGGAGAAGTGGCATACATTCATCCCATGTTTGATGGCAAGATCAATAGGTTCGTGCAGAAAGCGGCACAAACTCCATCATTCACTGGAGTGTTCTTTATTCCAGCGGCCACCGGCACCAAATACTTTCACGAACACATCTATCAGAACCCCCATGTGGAAATAAGATTTTTAAGAAACCCCAAGAGAGGTTATCACTTTGGACACGAGGACGGCACCTGGGGCGATCCCAACTCAGTGGGTTACATCAAACCCATGATGATTGTGATATTCAGAAATCCATGATGGCCAATTACACCATACACACCGGAGACAATCAACAG